TCTTCATCTACACCTTCTTCCTTGCCATTGCTTAATTCTTCTTTTGCTTCTTCTGATAGATTCTCATAATCTACTACTTTTTCTTCATCATTCATTATTATTCCTCCGGTACACTAATTTCAGGTAATCCGCCAATACTAGTCAGCAACGAGACGATGCCTGACAAAACCGCTGACGAAATTACAACTCGCCAATCAACGGCTTCCAACAATGCAGATGCTCCAATAACACCAACAGCAGTTTGAGCAATTGTCTTTAATGCTCTGATACTTGCATAATAGCCATATTGAATCCACCATTCTTTACTATATTTTTTCATTTACAAATACCTCCTATCCTAATGATAGTATTTAAATCGTTTGTACACTGTACAAAATAAAAGACCGTATTTAACGGCCTTATTGATACATATTAAACATGTCTCGTATATGTGTCTTAATCATTGTTTTTTCTTCATCTGAATCAACGCATCCATGAATCATAGTTACGATTTGTTGCATACATTTCATAGTCTTATCTAATTCACGATGAGACTTTTCCAAATCCATCTCACCTTTTGTACGCTTATATTCTTCTTTGAACGCTTTATATTTTTTCAAATGTTCTGCGAGCTTATAAACAATATCTTCTGTTTCTGGATCATGAATATTATATCCATCATCATCTTCTTTTAATCGGGCTACAGTTGAAGCTCCATCTTTTCCTATCTCAATTTGATATTTATTTCTCATTGCTTCTATAGTTTCGATATCTTTGATATTATCCAAAGCCTGAGATAATGCATGGAAATAAGATTCTGCATATCCATATTTCTCTAACATGTTTACTGACTCATGCATTATCTTTTCATTAACTTCCATTGCTTTATGCATATTTTTCACCTACGCAATCTTTTTAATGATAATGTTTGCATTTTGAATAGATAGATCTAAACCACTGTCATTTGCTAATGCAATTGTATAAGATGCGCCACATGGAACTTGAATTAGAGTGTCTCCACTTACATTTCCATACGCACTTGCAGTTGCAACAGTATAAATAGATTGTGTTCCACCAATTGCTTCTCCGTTTAGTTCAAGCACTAAAGAAGCTTGTCCTGCCGCTGCACTCGTAATATCCGCAGTATAAGTTACTTCATAGATACCTGGCTTTGTTAGTGTAAACAACCCACTTCCTAGATCATGAGCAAGCCAACCTTTACATGGACACTGGCAGGATTTACTTCTTACACGATCTGTAGGAAACAATACATTATTTGAATTATCGACTGTCTGAACAGCCGTAGCAATACTATTAATCATTTCTTTTATCCTCCTATTAAAATAGGGATAGCCTTTCGACTATCCCGTTAAATCCAAAGGCAATTGCCTAATCACATATGTGCTAGATTATAAGTTGTTGTAGCCATTACATCCACATCCGTTGTTATAAGCGTAATATGGTGAACATGTAATGTAAGCTGGTTTTGGTGTTGGTTGCAAAGTATTAATGATATTTGCAGATTGTGCCTGTTGACTTAATTGGAAATTAGCCGTCAATAAATCACGGTCACGATCAGCTAAACGATCACGTAATTCTTGCATAGTGTTTGCATTGATCAACGCACGTGTTGCTTCACCTTCTGAATGAATTGCTGTTGTAATGTCACAAGTATTTTTGAAACTTTGAGCATTTACATTGTCAATTGCTCGTTGAGTGTTGCAGCAGCATTCTTGTTGCTGAGCTTGCAAGTTTTGAAGTCCTAACTGATTAGTATAGCGACTTTCTAATACATCACGTTGAGTTTGACAACCTGTTTGAGATACATTTGTGTTTGTGTTAAAAATGTCTCGTTTAATGAATTCTTCATTTAATAAAGAATCATTTGTTAGGTTTCCGTTGCCATATCCTCCATATCCAAATAACACGAAGATTAGCAAGATCCAAATCCACCAACCTCCGCCGTTTCCAAAGCCGTCATCTCTTTCAGCTAAGTTGTAAGTTGGTTGAATTCCCATTCCGTTTTCCATCATATATGTTCTCCTTTCTTTCTATAATAACGGTTTATCCGTTGTTACCTGATTCCAAATTGTTTTGCCATTTGTTGAAGTTGTTGCTTTTGTTGTGGATTTAAATTACCCATCATCTGATTTAAAATCATTTGTGGATTTTGACCACTGTTCATAAGCATTTGAAATTGTTGAAATGCTTGTGGATTTTTCTGTGATAGCATATTCATTAACATTTGTTGGGGATTACCCATATTCATCATATTCATCATATTCATTGGATTCATATTTCCCATAATACTTTTTAAAGGATTCATTTTGTTTGTGCTCCTTTCTTTGGTTGCTCATTAGCTTGTTTTGGTGGTTTGCTTAATGCACATATCAAATCATCTAATTTCTTTTCGATTCCATTTACACGATTTTCTATACTGTTAGAAGCATCTTCCGTGATTTCTTCAAATTTAAATTTTTTAAATGTTCCATCTAAAGATTTCATATAAAAAATAGATTTATTGTTATCAAATAAAATCATTGGTAAATTTGCATTTGCAAAGTTTCTAGCTTCCTGCTCATCGTTCACCCATTTTCCATTAAAATCAAAATTACCTTGTTGTTGTGGTGTAATCTGATTATTAATATTGATAGGTGGAATATTTGCATACTGTTGTACTTGCTGAATTTGTTGATCTATCATTTGTCTTTGCTGCATCAAACTGTCAATTCGTGCTTGTGCTGGATTATAATTGTTATACATTTCAACCACCTCTTTACGCTTTAATTATATGGTTACGCAACAAATAATTTAATACTCGAATAATACTCATAAAATACCCAAAATAAAATGAGCAACCATTATAGATTGCTCACATATTTATCGAACATTTTTCTTGCTTTGCATACTCTGTTCCTTATGGTTTGTACTTCCATATGTAATGCATCTGCAATTTCTGTACATGACATATCATATACGTATCTCATAATCAAAACCTGTTCATATTTCTTTCTTAATCCAACAGATTTGATAAGTATTAATGCATCATTAGGACGTATCTCTTTTAATCTGTCAGCTTTGTTAATATAAACCACCGCCTTAATTAAATTCGTTGGTTTGAATTAGCTTCGCAAGAAAAATTATTCACATGATCATCTTTCCAATAACCACGACAAACAATAGTAGAATAAAGAACAATAATCACTAAAACCAATACTGTAATAATCGTTCTACTTGTTTTATAGTTTCGATCAATTAATTTTGAACAAAACCCATAAATGTTATCTACTTTTTCTTCTACATTTTGAAGTTTCTTGTTTGCATCTTTAATATCCATTTTTATTACGTTCCTCCAACGCTTCTACACGATTAAACAAAGTTTTTATTTGTTGTTTTAGTTCTGAAAGCTCCACTTCCATTGAATTGCTTCCTTTTTTTATTTCTGAAATTGAATCTTTAATATCACCTAAATCCGATTTAATATGTTCTAATTCATTCTTCAAAAATGCCATATTGGATATTTGCTCTCCATCCATCTTGCGTGTGCCACGATTATACGTAATAAATGCAATTACAAGCATGCATGCAGATATAATAACACTAAGATATTCTCCACTCATATTCGTTTTCCTTTCAAGTTCTCATCCTATTTAAACGCAACCATTTACTAATTTCTTAGTTAACTATTCTTGTAAAGTTAATTAATTCGGGGTATATATCAATTCTACTAGCAACATAATCACAGTAGTAAATCATACCATTCTTAATAACTCTGTCTAAATCTGCTTTATTTTTGATTTCAGTCATTGAAAGCCTAATTCCAAGATTAGAACATTCATTTAATTGATTTTCTGTTAAAACAGTATTTGAATCAAATTGAATTATAGGCTTATACCCATTCTTCAAAAATTCTTTAGCCATTGTTAAGCTATGGTCTACATCGCTTGAACTAATAATAAAATTCTTATTACTTTCGCTTAAATCTACAATATCTTGTACAAGAGTATCGTATTCGTATACACTTGGCAAATAGTAGTCTGACATTAAAACTTTATTTTCCATGTGATATTTTCGAATTAATGATTTTAGATTTGTCTTTTGAGTATTTGTTAAAACTCCTTTAAACTCAATAATTAAAGTGCATGGTAAATATTTGCACATTTTAAGAACATCTTCAAATAAAGGAATTTTCATTCCTTTGTAACCAATACCCTTTTTAATCCCATAATCATATTCATTTAATTTCTCTAGGGTATTGCGTGATACATAAATGTTTTCTGAAATTTGTGAACCATCAACGTTTCTAGCAACATTATTTATAGTATCATCATGCATTAGAACGTATTTACCATCACTTGTTATATGCAAATCACATAACAAACATTTATAGCCATGATAATATGCTTGCAGAAAGCTTTCACAAGTATTCTCCGGAGGTGTTCCAACTTCATAAACCATATAACCAATTCTACTATTTATTACCATGTTATTATTAGTTGAATCTTTAATGAAATTATCACTAGTAAATTCTTTTACTGTAATAAGTTGTTCATTTGACATATTGTTAATGTGACTTGACATAATCGCTAGTTTAGATACTTTGGCATCAGTCGCAATATCATAGCTTACTGTTTTAATTTCTGCACTCGGCGTATTGTAGTATTTATAAATAATTTTATCATCAGAATCAAGACCAACAATATAATTAGTAATTGTTTCGTTACCATTTTCAGAAAATGTAATATTATAATGTGTATAAGGTCTAACATTAAATATTCCATGTCTCCAATAATCTTGTTTCCCATATGAAATAATATCACCTAAATTGCCAATAATACTACCTACACCATATTCACCTACTAATACTTCATAAGCTTTGATGCTATAATCAACTTTTAATTCTTTTACGTAGTTGTTTGTTTCGTCAAGATTTTCGGCTAATGCAAATATAGTTTCTTTTTCAATATCTATGTTGTGCAATTGTGCTTTATGAACTTCAACACGAATATATCCAGTTACGAATTTATATAAATAAATATCATCCGTAGTTTGGTATTGATATCGTTTAATAAATTTCTTGTTATCATCATAAAATCCAATCCATACATATTGATTAGCAGTAAAGTTTGTTTTAATCCGAACTAATTTATCACATTTAATATAATCTGACAATCTGTAAGTATCAGAATCAACCACTGAACCATCAATATTTAAATCTTGGTTAGTATAAGTAGTGCGTATAATTTGTAAGTTATTGTATAAATCAACTAAACCATCATTTAGTGAATTAACTTGTGATTGCAAATTTTCACTTTGTGTATTTATCATCTTTGATAATTCATTATAGATTTGTGCAATTCTATCTTCTTCCTCACTACTAGGTGTATAAGATTTAATATAAATTCCATCAGGTGTAATTACAGATGCAATTTTTGTAGACCATCTTTGATCAATTACACTTGAACTATTTTTAGTCACAACTGCGCTCATCGCAAAATGTAATACTCCTGAATTTTTCAAAGCATCAAATGGTACTTTCCATGCAAATTCACAAGTATCATCATTAATTGTTTTGTTAATCGCAATTGACTGTCCCTTAACTCCCCTAGAATCAATCCAATTTATATAAACAATTGAATCTTGCATTTTTTGAATATCAGATAACTTGTTTCTGATTCTAAATTTAATCAGTTTAGAATTTCCATCATATTGCACTCCGAACAATCTAGATACATTATTAATATTAATAGTATGTGTATCTGTATCAATCGTAAGATATTCATCATCATAATCATAAGCAACCGCATCAAAGCTTAGTCTTGCTTTCAATCCGTCCATTTCTAGTCTCCTTTCACTTGAAGAATTCCTTTTAATGGTGTTTCTTTAATCCCATTAACATCAACACGAACCATCCAGTTATAAACACCAACAGAAAGTTTATCCGTTTGGCAAACTACCTTCAAAGATTCATCAATAGGAACTCTGATATATTCTTTGCCATCTTTATAAATAATGAACTCTAAAGAGTCATCCTTACCAGGGATAAACAATTGCCCATTCTTATACTTAATTAGAATATCTGTATAGATGGTATCTCCTTGATTTATGAAAATATGATCTCTTTTAATTTCCATTTTTAATCCTCTCCGTATCTTTTTGCACCTTTCCATTGCAATCCTGTATCACAATAAAGTCTACATTTCTCAAATGTTTTTCCATCACTACTCAAAACAAGTGATTTTCCTTTTTTCCAATTATTTCCATCAAACACCCATACTTCTCTATAGGATGCAGATGCAATGATAAAAAAGTAAAACATATCACTCGTTCTTCCTAAAGTATCTGTTACATAAACAAGCATTCTATGCTCATTCCCATTCTGCACTTTAAATTCTTTTGTAAGATTATCTGAAGTTAAATCACTTCCCATACCATCATAATCCCAATGACTCTTTGTAACATGTGCATCATCCGTTGTATGTGCAACGCACACTGCTTTATCATACTTATCATCAATATGAGATATAGTTACATCTACACTCGTTACAGATATCTTTTTATAGTCTTCTAACGTTGTTGCTTTTAATACTGTTTGAAGCAAATACGATCCCGAACAGTCGGCCATAAACGGTTCGATATGAAATTCATAATTTGTCAAACCTTTCAATCCACTTACAACATGTGTACCGTTTAATCTATCCACAATAAATTTTTGCGTTGCTTTTGAATAAATACGCAAAGTATACAAATTATAAGGATTTGTTTTTAGCCTTCCATAAATAGAAATTGAGGTACTATTAATATCTGATATTTTTGTTTCATATGTTGGCGCTTCAATCTTAGGTGTAGTCAATCTTGCTTTTCCTGATAAATTAGGCCATCCTTGACAACTCGCATCCCATTCAAAAGACAGTTGCCTATTGCAATACATAGGTTCGTTAATTTGCCCTAGATAATACCATCCTGAATCAGGAATATAGTTTAAATCCCATCTTGAAATAGTTTTAGAAAGTCCTCCAAGTCTAACAACATTGGTTGCTTGGATTTTGAAGTTTCCGGTGTACCTAAACCTTACATCCGCTTTAAATCTTAAATTAGGATATGAACCTTCATATCTCTCATTGTAAGATTCAAACGTAAGTATTAAATACGGATTATAGGTTAATGTTGCTAAAACAGTCATACACTACTCCTCATATTTGATATAAATATCTCCAGCTTTATCACCATCTTGTACAACAGGATCTGAAGTACCATATCTAACATTAACTGTTAATTTCAGTTGATTTTTAAATTGAGCCACATAATTTTCTAATTCATCTTTATATGCATTTACTTTTGCAACCAATTCCATCATAGATTTGTATTCTTCAGTCGATTCTAACGATTCCTGCGTTGCAAGATTATCAACAACCTTAATCTTAAAATTAAAAGTTGTGACAAAGGTTCCACCAGATTCTAATGTCACCTGGCATTCACAAATTCCTAATTCTGCTAAGATATTTTGGAAAGCTTCTGTATCTGAAAATTCAATTTCGTATGCATTTGAGTTTTCAAACCTTGATACAGATGTAGAACCAATGCTAACCATTAATCCGCTCGGCTTTTTAGTCCATAAAATCGCATGCAAAGATTCATCAACGTTTGAGCTATTACTAGTAATCACATCATCACTGACAAAAATTCTTAATCCTCGTCCCGAATCGGCTCTTACCATTTCAACAATCAAGTTGTCGTTTGGCTTCGTTAAACTAACGGTTAAATCATTATATACAATTGCCATGTTATACCTCACTTTCTAATACAAGATCTAAATCTTCAGGTCGTTCCGTAATCAAGTTATAGGTCAATTTGTTTAAATAAAACCTTTCTCGTTTTCCAAAATCAGTCTCTACAAAAATTGAATCATTTATTTTTAACGCCTGTGCATTCGGCACATTGTATGGAAATAATTCTTCAAATTTAACAGACGTTTCCGTATTGGGTTCTTGTAACTCTTTTTCTAAAGATTTTTTAGCTTGTATTCTAAGATAGTTTCTTAGGTTCACTTCATTTGTAAATACGCCCAGTGTTGTTTTCTTTGCTTGTGAATCATCCGCCATCAATTTGATATCGGAATATTCTTTTACATCAATTCTATGAATTTCATCTGTATCCCAATTACTAGCCTTAACAATCTCGTGATTTGGTAGAAGTCGTCCATTGTATGCTTTTGGTATGATTCCTGTAACTACATTTTCCATTGATTTTTTCTGAGTGTATTCAGACATTTCTTTATTACTTATAAAGAAATCATTTGGCTTCAAATTGGAAGCATAATAATCTGAATTTCCAAAATAACAGTCATAATTATTGAACATCGCAACAAATCTATCCCTTTCACATTCAGGCCATCTGTTCATCATAGAATTTTCTTCTGTTCCAAACAAACATTGAATCAGATTATATCGGACCCAATATGCAGTTTGTGTAGAATCCACATCTTCAATCATCCATTTACACGCATTTCCAACTTCGGCAGCACCTCTATCAGCGACAACAACTTTGTTTCCGCTTCCAATACTTGTTGAACTAGAACAAATGCCATAATATATGTTTCCATACGGTGCGATTTCATAGTTAGAACCATTATTAATGAACCACCATTTTTCAGAATTATCTGATGGACTTTCTGATAGACTTCCTAACACAACCTTTCCTGAATCCAATTTAAGCCATCTACATGAACATAACGATAAAATTCCATATATATCTCCATATTTGTCTGAACCTACTTTTTTCAACATGAAAGTCTGTGCAGATGTCCTGTTTCTTTGATATGTCTGTAATTGTACAGATGCATCTTCACTTGCATTTGGAACATCTAGGCAATACCCACTATTCTGAACATTACGGAAATAAACGATTTTTTCATCCTCTGCATTAACGTTGGCATAGTTTGCATATTTTCCATGACCATAAATTTTATAAGGATAATTTGGCCGTGAATTTGTAATAATATCATTTGCGGTATTTATCGCATCTTGCCATACACCACTCATAGTGCGATCATCAAACACAAACACTTCTTTTTGAGAATCAAAGAACACATGCGTTGCATAGCATGTATATGTATCGCTTTGTTTGTTGTATTTTGGATACACAATTCTATATAACTGTGGTTCTTCAAAATTTATATCAACTTTAAACACGGATTCATCACTGATTTCCATACCCATCAAATCACTTTTTGGGAATTCTATTTCTACGTACCAAATAGAATTTCTTTCAAACACTGCTTTTGCACTAACACAATGTTTTAAAATTACATCTCCATTACGTTCTTTCATTTGTGCATATGTTGTTTTTTTTCTAGAAAAGAATAAATGAATCATCTTTATTTCTCCCTATAATTACGTATGATTTCTGCACTAATAGCACCAATATCTGTTGTAATCAATACATTATTTGAACCATAATTAAGCTTAAGACCATCAAACGAACCGCTTGTTTTCAATGTGTCATATTTATACGTTCCATTTTTATAGTATGTTTTCATATAAGAATTCTCTGTATTGATTTCAACATACGAAATATCCGATGTACCATTGAAAGGATTTGTGATTGTAAAATTATTTCCATTACAATTAATCGTAATGTTTTTCGCATTCATGGAAGTGTTATATAAACGATAGATTGGATATGCTGTTTCATAATAATTCGCAAGTTCTACCTTTTTTCCACTTACAATATCGTACGGTCTTGAATACTTATTTACGTATCTGTAAGGTTCACAAATAAATGTGATTGTAAATTCGCTTCCTCGTCCAAAGTCTCTTGAATCCATATCAAACGTTACATTTTTTACCTTCCAATAATGTTCTCTATCATCACTAGTTAACTCCAATATTCCTTTATTTCCATTAAAATATTGTTGGATTTTATAGATACGATCTAGATATTCTTTCTTGCTATTTAAAACGAAGTTGCATTTAATAGGAATTTTTCTATCTTGATATACACCTGTATGACGATACGATGTCGTACCGTCACCAAGTGTAGATGTTTCTACAATTTCCTCTGCCATAGGAATAACAGGGCGCTCACTTACCTTTAATAAATACATAATATTTTGTGTATAACGCAATTTATTTTCAGGTGTAAATCTAAAATGATACATTCTATGAGCCTCCATTTCCCCATGATTTCAACATATCTCGAATTGATATAATTTCTTGTACAGTATCTGTAACAACATTTCCATCCAATTGCATAGGTTGTAGATTGATTGTGATATTGCTATCCAATATTGCATTTAAAGCACTCGTTAAATTGTCCATTCTTTTGTAAATACCATCCAAGTTTAAATTGTATGCCGTAGAATTAGAGCGTGATACTGTACCACCCATAATAGATGTAGTAGCATCACTAGCCACTGCATATGCGCTTGTATCAGCCAACGCTGCAATAGAATCAGCACTCATAGGTGCAACATCAGAATCAACAACAGGTCGAGATAAATTATCTAAAGAATGTTTTTCAGTTTTGTGTACAGTTTTCTTTATAGTTGTAATAATAATAGGATCTTTGGCGGCTGCTTTTGCGTTATTGATAGCTTTTTCAATTTTTTTTGCATAATCTATAGCTGCTTGCGCATACGGTTCATAAGCTTCCACTAATGCACTTCCACCTGTTTTTCCCATAGAACCACAAGATGCCTTTGCATTGGGTTTTCCATCGCCCATCTTATCTCCAATATCTTTGGATTTTTTTGAAGTTTTATCTTTAGATTTATCTAATTCCTTTTCTAATTCGTCAACTCCGCCTTTTCCCAAAGCTTTCATTGCATCGGAAACGGATATTTGATTACTAGCGATTGCTTCTGCAACTTTAGGCGAAACTTGTAATCCATCATATCCCGCCTTTTGAACAGCTTCGTTAAACTCAATCATGTTATTCAATTGAGCGTTTGCTTCACTAACGCTTCCTGCATTCTCAACAATACTTTCTGCAATTGCAGCAGGTATCGCTAAACCAGCTTGGCCAGCGTTTTCTGTTAATTGTTGGAATGTAAGCATCTGAGTTATAAAATCACGGGCAGTTGTATAACTTTCTGTTCCGTTCATGATTCCGTCTGTCAAATTCTTAGGAATTTTATAGCCATCTTCTGCGGCCGTATCTACAACTTCTTGCAATTGGCTTTTTAAAGTATCACCAATTTCTTTTAAACCTCCTGTTTCCATTTGGTTTGTATAATCTGCTAATTTTTGATTAGACTCAAGAAGCTTTTCACCCATATTACCTAATGAAGCAGTGACCTCATCCATTTGCCCTTTTACAATACCTAGTTGGTCTGTATATTGAGCAATTTTTTCATTATCATGATCTGCAATGGCTTCTTTTTGCTTTTGTTGTAATTCTACGTATTTACCACGTAAATCGTATAAAGTTGCACCTAGTTCTTGATATTTGGATTCTTGAGTAACAATAGACTTTGTGGTTGTCTTAATTGCATCAGCATATGCTTCTTGTTTAGCAGCTTCCTGAATTTTGTCGATATATTCTTCTAAAGCACCAACATTTTCAAACACTTTTCCAGTATTATCAGCAACCTTGCCACTGTTTTCATCTACTGTTAGATTAAGATCAGGATAAATAGCATTTAACTGTTCAACCTTTTCACGCAATAATTCTTTTTGTGTTTCTGATTTATTTTCAACATCATTTAGTTGTTCAATCTGAGTAACTAAATTTTTTGCTACCTTTTCATTTGATTTATATGTATCAATATATCCTTCTGCTTTAGATGTGTATTTATCTATTTGAGCATTGTATTTTGATAAACCATCAATAACTCTTAAATCAGCTTCATACAAAGCATCTTTCGCTTTTAAATCTTCAATTTCCTTTTGCTTAACCTTCTCAAACATAGGAACTAATACAGCAATTTCAGCAACCGCTAATCCTGCTGCAATGCCTAAGCCTGACAATAACACACTTGTAGACGAGAAAGCACCACCTGTAACCGTAGCTTGTGTACCAGCATCTGCAAGTGCACCAGTTAATTCGCTTGCTGGAGATAATGTATTTTCGATTGCTTTTACAAGGCTCTTTGTATTTCTAGCGAACCCCGCCATCTTCCCTACTCCATAATTCAGTCCATCTGAAATCTTGCTGATTGCTTTTGCAGTAGGATATGCAACCGCAGTCACCAACAACATCTTTGCGATTGTCTGTTGTGTTCCTTCATCTAAATCAGAGAATGCATTAGCTGATTTTTTTACAACTTTTAAAATAGATGTAAGAGTAGGTGTAAATGCCTGGCCTAGTTCATCAGCGGATTGTTTAACTGCTTCCCATGTCTGTGACATTTGAGATTTTAATGTTCCATATCGTTTTTCCGCTTCAGTTGCCATGGCTGAATTCGCTTGCCATGCATTTTGAGAAACATTTAATGCTTTAGCCAATACATCCGAACTTTGCGCCAAAGCACCCATTGACTGTGCTTGTCGTACTTCCTTAATGCCTAATTCATCCAATGTTTTTGTAACATCCGCCGACTTTCCAATACCTTCTACAAACTTTAAGAATGTTCCCGCTGCGTCTTCTCCCCAAGCCTTTTGGAATTGTTCAGAAGTCATGCCTGATACTTCCGCAAACTTTTGTAGTTTCTTATCTCCCGTAGAAACAGATATATCAATTGTCTTTAACATTTTAGAAACAGAACTACCACCAGCAGCGGCTTCAATACCTAATGAAGACAATGCGGTTGATAATCCTAATACTTCATTAGAGTTAAAGCCTACCATTTTACCTGCAACACCTAATCTAGTAGCCATATTCATGATATCTGCTTCGGTTGTAGAGAATTTATTTCCCAAATCTACGATTGTAGAACCTAAACGAGAATAATATGTATTCGTCTTTTTAGACTGTGAAACCATTACGTTTGAGAACTTGGCAATACTTTGTGCTGCTTCTTCACCAACAAGATTTGTAGTATCACCCAATTCTGTAATAGTTTTAGTAAATCCAACAATAGAATCTGTAGGGATACCCATCTGCCCCGCAAGTTCAGCATAATGTGCAATATCTTGATATGTACTCGATGTATTTTGAGCAAGATCTTTTAATCCAGCATTGATTTTTTCAAACTGTTGAGGTGTCCCATTTACTGTTTTTGTAACACCAGTCCATGCATCTTCAAAATCGATTGCAGTTTTTGTCGCTCCGACAATAGCCGCTGCTGCCAAAGCAGACAATGGTTTAATAGTTTCTGCAAATTGATTTGCTTTCTGACTAGCAACACCAAATGAATGTGATAATTTTAATATATTTTCATTATCTGTAATAAAGCTTTTATTCAAGTTCTTTAGTTCATTGTTTAATGTTGCTGCACCAGCTCTTAGACCATTAAACGTCCTTTGCGATTCCTCATATGTGCTTCCTAAATCAACAAGGTTTTTCTTTTGTTCCGCAATTTTTGCATTGTATTCCTTTTGTGAAGCACTATTTGCCTTCATAGAAACTGAAAGTTCTTTATTTCTAGCAGCTAGAGTGGAAATTGCGGTTTCACATTGTTCTGTAGTGTGATAACTATCGCCAATCGCATCTTTCCATGCTTGGATTTGAATTTGATTTGTTTTATATTCTTTTTGTAAGGCACTCATCGCCGATTCAGTACTGTTTAATTTAGTCTGATATTGCGATAACGTGGCTTTTGATTTGTTAACTTGATCTGTCCATTGTTGTTGTGTTTTAGGATATTCTTTAAGCTTTTTGTTATAGACATCCAATTGCTTAGAAGTGCTCTGAATCTTATCCTTTAATAGATTTTGGTATGTCACAAATGACGAGAAATCATTCGGATTTAGCTTCATCGAAGCTTTTAGTTTAGACATTGTTTTGTCTAATCCTGATGTTTCTCTTTTGATTTCATTTATCGCTTTCTGAAATCCTGTAGTATCTCCATCAATCTTTACGGAGATACCTTTTATTTGACTATAACCTGACAATTTTAGTACCTCCTAAAATCTGTCAAAGTCGCTTTGGACTGCTTTACGGATATGTACTTTGTTTCTAGATTGTTTGTCTGCTCTTGCACTCATATTGCTTTTAGCTATAATCAAGTCAAACATCATTCCAATGTCCATATCGTCTATTTCATTCATCTTAAGCCCTAAATTCATGCACCCTATAATCAAATCAGAATAGCTAACTATTCTTTTTTTTTGCTTTTTTCTTCTACATCTTCTGATTCACTATCGATAGTTGGACTGTTCGCAAAAACGATTTTTTCAAACACCATAATACCTACTGTGACGAATGTGTCATAGTCTACAACATTATCAATAAAATCTGAGAAATCTTCCGTTACTTTTCCGTGAACAACATCATATGCTTTGATACACGCCCACAACACACGTTCAAAGAATTCTGAACCATTCGCTTCTAACAATACATAATATGCAGGTTCATCTTCTTCATCTGTTCCCACTTTCTTTTTGATAGCTTCCGAAAACTTCATCTGTGCTTTCTGAGTGTCAACCAACATATCTCTATTAAAGTATTCTCTATAGATTTTCGCTGTCTTTCCTTTATAAAGAACACCATATTCTTTTTCGTCAATTTTAATTTTTGTTTCCATATAACCTCACAAAGAGGGGGATGCCCCTCTTATAATGTGCTCACTTCCTTACCACTATCGCTTTGTGCAACTACCGGTGTACCCTCTTCTTGAGACATTTCACCAGCTTTTGGAGTAGGTAATGTTGGAGCAGTTGTAAAGAAACTCTCATAATTTGTATCGCCTTTACGACATTTTGACTTTACCCATTGATGATCACCTTGTTCTACAGGAACTGCTGTAATATCCATTGATGTTGTTTTTGGATCAGTGCTCTCTTCTTTTGTTTCACCTTCTACATTTGGTCGTGCAAATACAACTTTATAGAAGATATGTTTAGTAGCACTTACATCACCTTCGAATTGGAACATAAGCGCAACATTATTAGGCAATACGTTTGCATCTTCTGCTAAGTTACCTTCTTCTGTTGTCACTGTATTGAAAATCATTTTTTCAATTTCTTCAGGAATCTCAGACATTTCCAAACTTCCTGAATATCCATTGTTTGTATTCGTTGTGAAATACGCAGTGTTATCTGCATAATATGTATTTGTATCTCCTTCTGGATCTAGTGTTAATGATTTAGCACCTTTCCACGCAGTAGGCGTACCATATGTAATTGATCCTGCACTTTCTGTAATAGAACATACATGTACATTTTTTAGACCGAATCGTACTTTGTTTTTTTCTGCCATAGTTTTTATCCTTTCAAATATTTTTCGATTAAACTTGGCAGTTCCTTGATTGCGTTTGTTTCTCCATCTTTCCAGTGCTTAAATGCACGTGTACGTCTAGGAGAATTCCATAAATTATGTCCGTTTTCTAGTAAATGAGTTAATGAGTATTCATGGCCACTCGCATAAACAACACCGCGTGTATGTGCTAATTCACGTTCTATCTTATATGTTATAGACCTTTTATATTTGCCCTTTCTGCGTGTGTTTCTATGGTCTACATTGGCCTTAGCTTTAATAATATCTTTAGAATCTTTTGTAGTTTCTTCTACTGCTCTATCAATCTGAGCCAAAGAATGCTCTTTATATTCTTGAATAATCTTTCTGATTTCAGGCCCAAGCTGAGACATATCGCAATATACATCATTGACGGCCAACTAATGTCACCGTCCATTCTGTACAGTGTACTTTTTGAGCTTTTATATCTTCATCTGTGATGGTTTGGTATGGTATTTCTAGTTCATCAAACATGTCTTCGATTTTAGCTTCTAATTCAAAATCTTTTTGATCAGTCACTAATCTATATATGTAAGTTCCAATCTTACAATACGTTCTATTGTCTGCAAAGTAATTATTTGTATAATCCAATGCATAATTCCCATAGGGGGTATGGGGTTTTGATTTGAAACTGCCATATACAAATTGTCCTTCACCTAAAAGTTCAGTGAATTTAGCTACAATCTGTTGTCTTACTGTTTCCATTCTCCAGCATCCTGTTGAACATATAGTTCAATCGTATCTCCGGATGGGAATGTACGATAAACCGCATACTTTTTGTCGTTGTATTTCACTGTCGTTTCATCATTGTAATCAATAGTAGGAATAACAAGCTTATACGCTAACTGTATGCCTGCCTGGTAGGCTTCATTAAATTCTTTTGAATAAATTCCACCAACTCGACAAAATACTTCCTTTTCAGTTTCGTTAACATGTTCCACACCATCTGCATCCACATATCTTTCTTTTTCAATCAGATATGCCACATCGTAGTAAAGATTATTCTCACGAGTATATTCATATGCCATACTATGTCACCTTCTTATGGGATTTATCTGTCATAAGAATCTGACGTAAATCCTCATATGTTTTAGCCATTGATTCTTTATTTGAAGCATCCGTTGTACCAAATTTTGACATTACATATGCTATTACCGCTACTACAATTTCATCTTCTAAATCATCTTCATCAAATAAGATATTTAATCTATCCAAATCGTATAAACATGCTCTGATATATGTTTTGATTTCATCATCATATGCACGTGATTTTGCTCTTGTAGCAGCAGTTCTAACACGTTCTAGAAGGCTTTCAGAAATATTGAACGCCATTATCTATCACCTAAGCTTTCTTCGTACTGCTTTTTCGAGTAGTTTTCTTAGGCTCATCATCTAATACAATAGGTTCTTCATCAGTTGCAACAGGTTCTTCATCATTTAATGATTGTGTTCCTGTTTGACTTTCATCTTTTGTAACATCTCCATTGCTTAAGCTACTTTTTTTTTTAACAAGAAGATGTATTGAGGATCTAATACTTTACCATCATTGATAACTAATGCCTGAGTTACTTCCTCATTCTTTTCATAATCCCAGTACTTCTTCACACCAAACTGCATATTTGAGTTGATTGCATAGGCTTCTTTTCCTACCCAATACATTCCGAAATAATCACCGTTTTGTGCTTCATCAAAATCTTTGAATGTATCATTTTCAACGAAATTAACTGTTCTAGCTTTGAATGTTGCACGTTCTGCACCATCAATAGGATTATATGTTTCTGCATAAACAGGACGATTATTATCGTCGGCCAACGTTTTAATGTTTGCTTCATATGTTGCAGGCGTCATAACAAACTCTGGTTTTAATTTACGCATTGATAAAGGAATCTTTGCGAACAATTTTGTTTGCCATGATTTCCAATCTTTCATTTCTGCTTCCGTAAATTCAATAATGTGATCGGCTTTAATACGACTACCTGATACTTTATTAGCTTCTGTTAAAATACCTTCACATTCATTATTTGCAGAGTTACCTGTTAAAATTTCACGATCCATAGCTTCCAAATAAGCTTCTACAATGACTTCTGCTAATTTAGTTTCAAATGCATTTACAGTTAATACAGTTTGTAGTAATGTACGTGCTAAACGAATTTCACCAATCAAATATCCAAATTGTACAAATTCTGTAACAGAACCGGCTTTTTGACGATCAGACACTGTTGTTTCAGTAATACGTTTGAATGTAGCCTTGAATGAACCAATAGGATATTTAACACCACCACGGAAATTTGTATGTAATACTGCATTGTATAAGTAACCACGTGATTTACTTAATTCAGTCATTACTTTCTGAACAATTGTTTCAGGAATTAAAATACCTAGATCAGCTGCCACACCTGCTTCTGCACTACGTTGTCTTAAAATTTCTGACTGTTTTCCTTTTTGAACGAATTCCATGAATGCACTACGATACTCCATATCGTCTTCCATTCCTTTTTTACGTTCTGACAAGTTTGTAGGCATTGATGGATGTGCTTTGCTACGAGCTTGTTCCTGTTGTGTAGCAAAAGCTTCATCTTCATCTACAATAGATTTTGCCATAGTATCTAAGAACGCTTGACGTTTTGCAACCTTGCCTTGTAACTCTTTGTCACGTTTTTGCAAGATATCAAATTCCGCCTGTAACATTTCCAAGTCTGTATTAGGATCGTTTTTGTTAACCTCATCTTGAATTTCTTTAAATCTTTTTTGAATCTGTTCGTGATTCATTGCATTGAATGCTGCTAGTTGTTGCTCTGTAAACATTAATTAATAGCCTCCTTGATCTGCAACAACAAACTCAGTCTTTCTCGTTTCTTTTCATTTTCTTTTTTAGTCCGTTCTTCATCCATTAAAGACTTTGCCCTTGCTTCAATAGATGTTTGATCATTTGCAGGAATCGACACTGCCGAAACATCATAAATTTTTGATACTTTACGTGTTGTCCACATCTTTTTAGATCTATCATATGATTCCTCATCCACCATGTACCTCCATGACATCTGAGTAACCATTCCTGCCTGAATACTGTCGTACAAGCGTTTTGCAGCTTCTGTTCTTCCTAAATCTGCTGCAACAAACAATCCGTGTTCATCTACTTCAACGATGAGTGAACCATTGCTTGTACGTGCATATACCATTCCTCCATGATCAAATTGGAAGATGATATCACTCATATCAGCGTTGTCCAAACTTGAACGCTCAATCAACTCATATACATCATTACCTTCGTAATCTCGATAAAGAACATAAGGCTCAAATGTTGTAGCATATCCTTCAACATAGTACTGAGTATCAATCCGTTTATTTTCCGTCACCGGGTTCATTTGGAACGGGATCGAGCGCATTTGGATTTTGCTGTGGTTCGGTTTCCCCATTGTAACTAATTCCTCCTTGATTCGATTTAGTTACCTGGATATATTCACCTCGAATAAAACGTTTCTTACCTTCATCATCTGGTAAAGGCGCTTTGTTCATAATATTTAATGCCCCGTTTGTATCAATCATTCCTCTATCGAACATTTGAGTCGCAACATTCAATTTTGTCTGTGTTGAATCATACTGTAAACGATCACTTGTAAGAATGATTTCACTACCATTCATAATCTGATTTACGGAATATAACATTCCACTCAACACTTCTCCAACTTCAATAAAGAATGGTTCGATAATTGATTCATAAAATGCATTCCATTCATCAGGTTTATATTTATTTTGTAAAATAGCTTCACTAATTCCAAAATAGCTATATACACTATTTTCAATTGCTTGTTTCTGCTTGGCATCCACTAATAGTGGTTTACTTTCAATCGGTTTTACTTCATCAAAACGATTATCAACAAGGAATACACCTGTTTCATTTTTGTTCAGGTTATTTCTTAAGATCATGTTTTGTTGTTCTTTATAGTCCTCATCATCGTCAATCGGTGTTGAAATTTTAGCTAAGAATCGAACAATAGAACTCGACTTAATCGCATTGATTGCTCCTTCTTCCTGAGCAAGCATCAATTTAGCTGTTGTATCAAATGCATCATTCGTGTCACCAAAGTAATCATTTTTATACTGCATTTGCCTTAGATGTCCTACCTTGCTGTATTCAATCAATTTTGTTTCGCCATAGATGAAATTAAAATAAATATAAACTACACCATTGATTTCTTTTAACTGACACTGACTTGGTACTGCGGGCCATAATCCCTTTACCATTCCATATTCATCTTCAATTGGAATAATGAAAGCATTGTTTTCTGTAAAATAGATAGTTGCCAATCTTTTATAAAATTGACTAGCTGTCATATAAGGATTTGGCTTTTTCTTAACCAAATAGTTATATATCTTGCTTTTGTAGTCTTTGTTTGTCAGTTCAGGTGAAGCCTTCCCACATGACGTGGCAATTCGATTGATACATGCTCTGCAAAGTCCAATCTCATATATTCCACCATCATATGATGAATACACTGGTGAATATCCACCTAAGCTTGCAAACATTGAATGTAATTGATTTTGTTTAGGTGCTGGCTTATTTAGTCCTAATAGACTTCCTAGCAAACCAAATCTTTTTCTTCTGCTTTTAGCCACTAATTCACCTTCCTTTTCTTGTTTTCAAGGCGGTATTTAAATGTATCCCACCATTTTTGTCTTACTGTATATGCATCAATAACAGATGCATACCCATCAATATGTTTTCTTGGATCAGTTTTAATCATGCGGACACGATTGTCCTCCGCAACTTTCTTTAATGCCACACTAGACATATGTGCTTGTAACAATCCATTTGTTCCTGTATGAACAAATCCATCTCTTACATATCCTGTAAATTCATTAATAACCGGTGTAAGATTTGTTCCCTGAATAACATCATCCATCTTGTATCCATATTTCTTCATATCATCCACAAGATACTGTGCCGAATAACGGTCATATCCAACGACAACGCAATAAATCTTGTATTTCTTACGTAGCATTTCAAACCATTCCGTAACATCTTCATACCGTACAAAGTTTTCCCCACTTGGGCTTAAATATCCCAATTGAATAAATCTTGTATATGGTATCTTGTCTCTTTCCTCTAGCTCCTTGATTTTTAATGTTGGAAGCCAAAAATGAGTAAATATGTAGTCCTGCTCTTGAATTCGTATAACAACAGATGCGGCTGTTAAATCGGTTGTTTGTGACAAGTCAATTCCACCAACTGCATATGTATGTGCAAAATCTTCAAATCTAAGTTCTTCACCTTTGACTTTGTTAATATCTTCCGCGCTAAATAATGCTTCCGTTGAATTCTGTTTGATATTCGCATATTTTGTTATGAACTCCGCCTTATATGTCGGTGAGCTATGTGCTTTTAAAATTTCATTCTGCAAATATTCATAAGAAACCGATATTCCAAGGTTTGGCATTGCTTTTCTTAATTCAATAGGATCATCCCATTTTTGAATATCATCAATCATATAAAAGAAAGGCAACATTTGTTTTTCATCAGACGTACCAAGTAAAACAGATGTTCCACGGACAAATAATTCATCATATAATCCTTCATCAATATAGTTCGCGGTACTTACAGGAATATAAAGTGGATCAGGTCTTGCACCACCGGCCGACAACATAACGTTGTACATTTTCATACCCGCTTCACCTTCCCAGGCTGCAAACTCATCAAAGATTGTCAAATATGGGTTGAATCCATCTGACTTCTTAGATGCAAAGGCAATTGGCTCCCATCTACAGTTGTTCTGTTTCATGTAGATATCTGTTCTACGTTTTTTTACTCTTTGACTCAACGCTTTAGAGTGTTCCATCATTTGATACAGAACATTGTAAATGATCTGCGCTTGTTTTAACTTTGGCGCTATATTGTATATCTGCATACCTGCTTCATCCGATGTAAATCCAACATCAAGTTCAATACCTGCACAAAGAAATGATTTTCCTTGTTTTCGGCCCATGACCGTTGGTATTTCACGAAACTGCCTTTTTCCATTCTTATCAACAAGTCCAAATATGCACGCAATATAGTATTTTTGCCAAGGCTCAAGCTTGACTCTCGTTGTTTTTCCTTCTACGTGATGACAAAACGTTTCAATAAACGCTATATGCATTTCCGCTTTTTTCTCATCATAGAAGAAATCTCCATTTGCTAAACCTCTTTCAACATATTGAAGATTAAGCTTTATCCACTTACCGACTACATCTTCACCCGATTTGATACGTTCTTTATAAATGTCTAGATATTTCATTTAAATCTGCTCATGAACTCATCCAATTCATCACCTTTTTTACCGGATACTTCTGTTGTTTTGGAAAGAGAAGTAGGTGACAAGCCAAGTTCTTTGCAGTACTTCATGATCTGATCACGTAATTGAACGGTAATAATGTAGTATGGCGAGCGTGATAAATTCGTTGCACCGCCCTTGTTCGTATATTCAACAACCATCTGTAGTGATTTGTAGCCATTTGCTTTACTTGAATCTCTCCATTGTTTCATTGTTGAATCGTATTGAGCTAGTGCATCCGCAAGTGAATCAACCGCAACCGAATATTCAGGAGAAAATGTGCCTAAATTCTCTAGTTGTGAATTGATTCTTTTTTTCCATGCTCCTTTTTGCATTCATCATCCTCCCTTCCACATCCTATAAGCATTCCGTTTTCATCAAATTCAAAAGATGGTTTTCGTTTGGAATGTTCTTCCGCATGACATAAGTCACACAATGCTTCCAAATTAGAATCGCCAAATAGAATGTGTACATCTCTATAGTTGTCCTGGTCAATGTGTATTTTGTGATGTACACAAGTCGACCTGGTATAGATACCTTTTTTCAAACATCTTTCACAAAGTGGATGTGCCTTCCTATATGCTTTGCTTTTCTTTTCCCAAGCCTTGCTTGAGTAAAATTTTCTAGCATAATTTCTAGCACCTGTTTTTGTTGCTTCTGAACCATAATATTTTTTCATATCGCTACATTCAAAGTTTTGACCATAACTACAGTTAACAGATTTAAAGGACGACAAAAACTAACAGTAAATACTTTGAATGCAGTGATATGAAAAAGACCCATGTTTCCACAGGTCTTTTTCAACGGGCACTAAAATGAAACAATCCAAGAACTACCTTGTTTGTTCTAGAAGATGTTTTCCAATCTTCACGACTACAGAATATCACGGCTTTTCTTTGTACACTGTACAAAATGAAGAAATTCAGATTTTACCCCCTCTCATGCACTCATGACCCAGTTTTTTTGAACTCCCCACGCCGTTCCCCAAAACGCAAAAAACTTTTGAAAGATAGGGGGTGTCTGCTGATCTGATCCATGCCCTGGGCGCTTTCAGGGTTAAAAATCAAATGTATGCAGCTACCACCACGCCGCCCCGTTAACGGCTTCACTCATATGATTATCATATATTTATTATTGCGTTGAAACATCTTTCAACACGTCGTGTTGTAAGCGTTCTTTCATAACATAGCCATGACTACATTAATAGAACGTGCGCACGCGTTCTTATGTATAGCAAACTTCAACAGCTCCAACATACATTGGATCATGCGCCCCCGTTCCATATGTTTAAGCGTGTCAATTGTCTTCCTGGATCTAGTGCAAGACCACATAAAAAAAGGACGCTCACAACGTCCATACATGTATATTTTTTAGGTCTGTTAACTATATGTTATAAGACTAGAACCGAACACACCAAAAAGCCTTTTAAATAGACGCTAGCGTGCACGTTTGAAAAGATAAAAGCTTTTTAAAAAAATGAGCGCCAAAAAAATAATTTAATTTTTTATTGACATACGGTTATAACTGTATATAATACTAAGTGTAAGCAAGTTAAGCTTACACAAATCAAACGGCGCTTACTCATAAAGCCAAGCCAAGACAACTTTAAATTGATAGATTGGACTTGATAATATGGATAAGTTTATAAGTTTATTAAATAAGTTATTGTTTAGGCTTCATATAAAAATAAGCCTAGACATAAAAAAAGGGCGCTTACTCATAGACATAAAAGTAAATGAATAACACCCACAAACAATAAACACATAAATTATAGCGCCGTTTGTTTAAATAGTCAAGTTTAGGAGGTGTAAACATAGAAGAAAAAGCAAAACTAAACAAGATGGTTTATGACAATAAATATAAAAAAAGTCATTATAAACGTGTAACGGTTTTAGTTCCTTTAAGTAATGAAAGGGTCTTAAACCAGCTTGATAAAGTCGAATCAAAAAGCGCTTATATTCTGGATCTAATTGAAAAGGATTTAAGCAAATAAAAAAGCGAACCCCTTCCAGGTCGGCAAACTCAAAAAGGGATTCACACAACGGCAAATATACACAAAATTCAGGAGGTTAAGCCCGTCTTGTATATATTGCTTTTATATTCTACCATAGACGGGTTAAAAAGAAAATGAAAGAAAAATATTACTATTATGGAAATGAGGTTAGTGAATACGGAGTTGAGCACGGGCGTGTTGATTATGCTACATTGTCAAAATGTTTCGATGCTGTTTTAAATAATGACATCATGAACTTGACTTATGACATAGGCTGTTGGGAGCAAGTAAGCGGTACCGTTGACAACTCGGACGAGATAGAAGAGTTGGAAGAAAAAAGGGACGAGTTAGAAGACAAACAAAAAGATCTTGAGGACGAGTTGGAAGAAGTACAAGAAAAAGATGCAGTTAACGAAAAAGAAGAAAACAAAATAATTGTTGAACTAAAACAAATTGAAAGTGAAATTGACAATTTAAACGATCAAATAGAACAACTTGAAAATGAACAAGACAACGAACCCGAAATATTTCAATATTATATTGTAGATGATTGGGGCGGCCGCTTATTGCAAGAAGTCAACGAAATTGTTTACTATAACGAAACGCTCGATATGTATTTATGGGGTGTCACCCACTACGGAACTAGTTGGGATTATGTTCTTACAAATATCCCAATTGAAAAGGAGTAGGATTTTTAAATGGTAACAAGAAAAAAGTTAGACAAGATGAGCACCGTCCAGGTGCTCATACTTGCATTATTAAAATTCTATTTTTATATATGTTTTGACATGTTGTTGATAGGCTTATTTTTAGGTATATCAAACATAGTGTTGCCACTTATTTATTAATTATTGGAGGTGTAAAAAATGAATAATAAAGAATATATTGAGTTTACAGAAAAAAAACTAGATCAACTAAATGGATCTAGCTGCAAACCTTATACAATAACCAAACATTTAAATGGTTTATATAATTTATCTTACGGGCTTGACGTTGTGGCCTGGATGCTAAAGCCGCGTGAGCTTTGGCAACTTGTAAACACTTTATGCATTTTGGATATTTTAGGAGGTCTTAAGTGTGACAATATGGAAGCGTGAGCGCACTCACTTCAATTACTACATCACAAACGAAAGAAAACAACCACACATTTATATTGAAGCGTTAGGAACTCCAAGCGCTTCAACTGAAAAAATATTAAAAAATCACGGTTTTAAGTTTGATCATAATAAATGTTTGTATGCAGCAGCTCAAACAAATGAATTAAGGCTTTTTGTCGCTCATGATCTTGACAAGCTTTTCAACTATGATATTCAAATATATTTCAATACAGAAGCGAAAAAAGAACTTTTCGCGCCTGATATCCAAGAAATAAAAGATATCTGTTATTATCTCAAAATTTATAAATGCTATGTTGATATTTTAAACAAGGATCTTTTTAAGATCTGTAAGCCAGGCTCAAAAAGCTTGCTAGCAACTTATAACACTAGCTTTAAAACTATAGATGTTTTTAATAGAAACAAGCTTATAGAATGCTATGTGTATAATAATGGTAAAATCGAAAAAATGAGCGTTGAAAAAGCTGCACCAAAAAAGAAGAAGAAAGCAGCACCAGAACAACAAAAGATCAATATGGAAGAGTTTGAGTTTCCGTTTTAGGAGGTAAAAATATATGGGATATATTGGAAATAAAATGAGCGTGCGCGCTTATGAAGCTTATGAAAGTGGTGAAAAGCCACTTTCAAAATGGACTAAAAACGATATTATAGAATGCGTTTTAAATGTTAGAAATGACTTTCAAGAAAAAGAATTAAAAATTTATAGCAAAGAAGTTTTAAAAGCTTTTCTAATCTGTAGCTCTTGGCATCATACGGGATCATATTTCAATGAAACTAATTTCTATAGTTTAGATCTTGATTTTATTGAACTATCAAAAATTGAAATAATCCAGGTACTTGAAAAGAAGAAAAAAGATCTTGAAAAAGAGAAAGAAGAAAAAAAGATTTTAAAACTTCAAAAATGCAAATTTAAATATATTGAATGGGTCGGAACGCGAAAACATCCAAAAGCAATAGAAAAAGAATCATACGGCATCATAAAAGGATCATGGATATACTACAAAGACGGCAAAAAGTCATTAAATGGTAAATATATTCATGTGGTTGAAATATTTGAACGTGCACCGCGCGGAACTGCTGCACTATTTAAGCAAATTGAAAAGGACTTGTAAAAGTCCTTTTTTTAATGTCTTTTCAATTCTTTTTGAATCAGCTTTTTTTTGATTGGATTCGATGCGAAAAAGTTCATGAAAAGTTTAGTTTTAAACTCATATTCTTTTTGATCCATTTCTTTTATATCCAAAACTCTTTTAAATATCACTATCGCAATAAAGTTTGCAAACAAGTTTGCATCTTTTTCTATTTCCTGATTCTCATAGTGTTTGCTGCTTGAATCCTTATAACTTTCAAGTTCATTTTTCCATATAGAAACATTTCTTTCATCCATAGAAAATACTTTTTGATTCTTTTTATACACACATGCATATTGATATAAATGTCTAATTTCATGAGCTAGATATATATAAACTAGACTTCTATCTTTGCATACATCCAAGTTCACACAAATTACATTTTCTTTAGGGTATGATGTGCATATGCTGGTATCTTTCACTTGAAAAAGTTCTTTTTTGATTGGCTTATTTTTAAGATCATAAAGCTTTTCATTTTCTTTGAAGAAAACTTTTGGAATCTTTATATTTAATAGTGTGCATAGAAAACTTACATAATCATTCATGCATCCATTATATCTGAAAAACTTTATTTTGAAAAACTTATTTATCTAGGATCAAAAAAACTTTTTCAAGTTGTTCTTGAGACGTTGGAAAAAACTTTTGAGATCCTTTTTCGTGTTTGCAAGTCGCTATTTAATTTAAAACATATAATGTACATCGTTCACTTTTTTAAATTTAAGAAATTTCCCATTTAAAAAGCTATTATAATCTAAGATCGTAAACACTTTTATTAAATTTGATTTTGAATAAAGTTGAAAATACTTTGAATCCTTTTTACGATTATTCCCAATATCTTTATTCAATAACTTTGCAACCAAACTACTAAACTTTTCTTTATTGACATCGAAATACCATGATTCTTTAGAGCCATCTGTTTCTAAACACATAATTTCTTCATCATCCGAACATACAACGACTATTGTTGTATCTTTATAACTTATATAAATATCAGCATGTAAAAACTTATCTTCAAACATTACAATACCCTCAAAAACTTATTTACCTAGGATCAAAAAAACTTTTTCTAATTGTTCTTGAGACGTTAGGAAAAATTTTTTATATCCTTCATATTTGCATAGAATCGAACCATCAAAAAACTTTTCCAGCAACTGATAAAACTTTTCTTTCTTCACATAATAAACATAATTCACAGATACATCTTCATCATCATGCGCGTTATATTCAAAAACTTTTTCAACCATCTTAGAACAAATAACACCAATTTGCACATTATCATATCTCACAAAAACTTCTTTGTAAGAAAACTTATTTTCATCCATTCCATCACTCCTAAAAAACTTTCTACACATCAAGTAATATTCTCATAAACTTTTCATAATCTTCATCTGAATTTAGATAAATCTTATTGCAACCATTCATTACGTCTTCATAGTTTAAGCAATCAATTTCATTATCTAAAAACTTTTTATATAAACTTTTGAATTGAGATTCACAAATATAATGCTTAATAACTAGTATACAATTCTTATCATAATTACACCTAAGAAACTTTTCATCTGCCATATAAACACATACAACATGATTTTTGTATTGTACAAATAAACTTTGTGTATTATTGATCATAAAAAACTTATTAAGTTCATCACCTATATTTATATGTTTTTCTGTTAAAAACTTTGGTAATTTACATTTCATTTTCTTCCTCTTTTCTATGTCCGATAACTATATATTATCAGACTAACCACAAACCTTTTAAAAGCCTAGTAAATAGGCTACTTTGTAACACTTTTCTAAAATAAAAACTTTATGAATTTTTGAGCCATGTTATAATGTGTTTATTTATTTGTATCTTCTACGTTAATCAAGCCATGTTCAATCGTTTCTTTAGCAGGAAAAAATGTTATTTTATATCCATACGGATTTTCTTTTACCGAATCGGTCTGAATACTTGTATATGTTACATCTTTTGATAAATGTGCATAGAACAATTTATATTTATCTTTTCCAGTTTTAATCGTTACATTCAAATCGCCATCACTATCTGTTTCAATAGATATTTTTCCTTCAACAGAAAACAACGGTTCATTTGTTCTAGTATTTAATGCCACAACCTTTCTTGATATTTTAAAGTTGTTTGCATCCACTCTTAAATTATGATTAGCTGTATCTGATTCTTGGCATCCTACCAAACCTAGACACATTGTCATTCCTAAAATTGCACATAATATTTTTTTCATTTATTCAAATCTCCCATAACGAGCTTTTTAAGCTCTTTTTTCATCGCGTAATACATTTTCATTCTGCTACAGAACTTTTCTCCTGAAAGCTTCTCAAACGACTCTCCATTGATATAATGACGTTTCATATATAAACGAATATCATCATTTGGAATAAGATCAATAATTGTTTCAACTTCTCTCATCTTTCCTAAGATAAGATTCTTGTCATCTTCAAGCACTTTTTCTTTTGAAATAAACTTTACAAGAACATCATTTGTAATGTCCTTATTTTTCTTTGAATCCAACCTTTGTTCAAACGATGGAGATTTTGGATCTGAAAATTCTTTTTTGCGAACCTCCAAATCCTTTAAGATTCCATCCAACGATTTAAACTTTCTTTCATAAATCTTGAACATTTCAAGTTTTTTAATCAGTGTATCCACCTGAACATCTACATATTCTTCATAATCCGTTTTACTCATTTTCTCTCCTATGCAATTTCTTCAATTTCCTCAATGCTGCATGATGGATGTTTCATATAGAACTTATACATCGCCATACTTTTTGATTCCTCCTGAACTTCCATCACACAAATATTATTGTCTTTGATATATTTAATCCTGTATTTCTTTAACATCTTTTTCCTTTCTAAAAATAATCAAATGATTTATAACTTCAAAAATACTCCATCCATTATTTAAATAATCTTCAACATCCTCTTTATAATATCTATCATCCATTGTTACCTTGTATTCATATTCAGGCTCTTTATTTTTTTTCAAATATTCAGGCACTTTTATTTTGCTTCTATCAATTTTTGGTTGATATCCATTCATGCTGATCATTTCGTCTCCTCAAATCCATCATAAGAACTAGCATACATACATCTGTATGTAGCTAATTCCTTTTTCTTTTGTTCCAATTCGTGCATTAACACTTCATTCTGATCTTCTAAATTGTTGATTCTTCCAGATACAACAACCGAATACAACATCATTGCTGCAATGCTACCGAAAAAGAGTCCTGCAATAAAATAAATCATCACTCATTCTCTCCGACAAATTCAATCTGTTCTCTGTCTACGCAAAATCTAGCACCATCATTAAATTCGATGTCATACAAATATCTAGTCGTGCCAACTAGTACACAAATGTTTTGCTGATGAACAATATTACCAACTTGACCGATGTAATCTTCTTTGTGTTTACCAGTACTACTAATCAATTCTTCTTCATACGTATCATCTAAACTCAGTAATATAGCTTTCTGCATTATTTGATTACCTCACAACTTTCTAGAATATCTTTAATCAATTCGTCACCATTAATATTCTTGAAATGTCCTTTTTCTTTCATTTCTTTTAGTAAACCCATTTCCTTGAACTTAAAATCAACCGAGAAATGTTGTAATAAATCATATTCAAATTGAGTTAATTTATATGCTGACTTTTTGTAAGGCTCTTTAAGCCATTCTGTTACACAGTCATCATGTGTATAATCATTACAAGGCATATAAAAGTCACATCTTTTATCGCATACCGTCTCAATACATCTTTTCGGCTTTCCATCAACCACAGCTAAATCGCCCACAAAGAGTTTTACTATGTCCTCTTTAAAATGCTCAAGGTTAGTTTCTTCTTTTGCTTTTTCTTCTTCAAGCCATCCTAATTCTTTACATTGTTGAGTAATAGCCTGCATTTCCTCACAATTAATTTGTACACAATCAATAACTCCTCTTGCTTTACAAAATGTCTTTTTTTCGAGATAAAAATCAATTGTGATATTTTTTTTATAGTTTCTATAAGGGAGAACTATATCTTCGAGATATGTTCCTTCAGGTGCACGTTCATATCCTAATTGTCTAAACATTTTTCTTGCATTCATTATATCAACCTCAATCTACAATCTTTCTGCCACAATTTGGACAATACTTTGGTTTGAAATCAAAGTAATATCCTTCTCCATCATCTTCACCATTCACATACTCTTTATACTCAATTAAAGTTAATCCACAATGTGAACATATAAATTCTTCCGTAGAATCATAATCAGAACCGTTGGTACAAGTTTCTTCTTCTAACCATCCGAGTTCTATGCATTGTTGGATAATCGCCATTAATTCACTTACCGATATGTCTCTTTTTGTTATTAATTTATCTCCTAGTACATCTTTAACTGCAATACGTCTAGATACTTTATCAAACGCAATAAGTCGTGGTGTAGTAATATTTACGCATCCATACATTATAAAAGTGCTTGGTGTTATTTTTTTTGTGAATCCTAATTTTATAAACATTTCTTCAGCAGTCATATTCTTCTCCTAATTTGCTTATAGCCAAATACTCAACATTTTGTTGACCTTCATACCAATCATTTAACCAACATACAGTAAACCTGCAATAATCATATGATGCACATTCAATCGAATAAGTCCATTCTTCTTCAAAATCATATTTGTATCTCAAATAAACAAAAAAGCTACCATCATCATTTTCTTCCATGTAATCATTTAATTCTTCTTCTGTAATTCCCTTTTTCAATCGAACAAATTCAATTGAAGGTATTTTAATATCGTTCATTAAATCCACCCCAATTCCTTCATTTGTTGTTGAATAGCTTTAAATTCATCTACAGTGATACATTTAGCTTCATAATTAAACTGAGCATAAAATGTATGATATTCTAAATCAAATTGAATACATTTATAATCACTGTCATCGTCATTTATATAGTCATTTATATATTGAATTAAAAGAGTTGTTTCATTACATCCATACCCTAAAGACTCAAACATTTCTTTTGCATTCATAAGTAAATTCACCTCCTAATTCTTCAATTTGTTTTTGAATAGCTAATACCTCTTTGATACTTAAAATTTGTGGAAAGCATCCACCTTTTGGGCCAAAGTAATGAGCGTTATAAGTTTTATCCTTCAAATCGAACTGAATATAGCAAAAGCTATCTCCGTTAGGTTTTCTATATGAAATAAAACGTTCATTTAGTATTCTTTCTTTTTGATATCCTAACCTTTTGAACATACCTTTAGCAGTTATTTTCATTTTGATTTCCCTTATATGGATTAGGCAGTGGCATCCACGCTAAACCATCTAATTCATTACCACTTTCCAGTTCATAAATACCGCAATCTGGCGAATCACATGAATCAATCCAAATACTTTCATCATCATACATACATTCTGCATCAGATACGAGTATACGCTCACCAATATCAGGCAACTCACAATTAAGTACACCTTCTTCATCAAAAGTGAACGGAATCCATTTACTTGTTGTGCATTCTTGCTTGCTCCATTTAAGATGGCCTAAAAACTCTTTCATCATACTAACCTTTTGCTCAGTATCATTGATTTCTTTCGTTAAACTACTAAGATAATCTTTCTTCTCTGCATAATAGTGAAGTTCGTCTTGCTCGGCTTTAATTAAAGCTCTGATATCTTCTTTTAGACGTTCGCTTGCACCATTAAGTTGACTTTGATACATCTCAATTAATGTATCAATTCTTTCTTCAATCATTTTCTTCCTCCTTATAAGGTTCAGGCATTGGCATCCAAGCTATAACTTTAAATTTACTTAATGTAGTTTCCTTTTCTATCCACCATTTGCCATCAGTTGTATGTGATGATTTAACAGTTCTTGCACCATTTTCATATTCAATAGTCACAAGCACCTCTTTTGATCGCGTTCTCCAAAGCATATCGTTCACTACATCTGTTTCATACAATTTAGCAAAGATGCTATCATGCTCATCTGGAAGTCTTTCAGTGACAGGAATCCATTCAAATGAATCTGCTTTATTAACTAATTTTCTAAGTAATGCCATTGCACCGAATATTTCATTTTCACTAGGCAACGAATCAAATTCTCTATATGCCACGTAATCCCTTATGGCATCAACAATTGTATTTAAAGGTACCTGATATTTATTCATATGCCTTTAACCTCCTATAGTTGGGCAAATGCAATCCCATTCGTAGTCCTTAAATCTAATTTCTGCTTCTTTAGTAATTTCACTATCTATGATCTCGATGATTTGGTTGAACTGCATTCCTCTTTCAAACGCATGAATCTTCATATCGACTCCATATTCTCTGCATACATTTAATAGATCTTGTGGTTTTATAGACCATGCAAATTCTACGCTTAGTACAATTGTTGATTTTCCTTCATTCTCCAAGTCATCAACATAGATGTCCAAGCCTTTGACAAAACCTCTATGAGTTCCTTTGATATGACAAGTGTCACCACAAATTTCTCCGTTCTCATTTATCTTTAATGGTTCTAATTCATTACAAATATTTTTAATTGGGTTTAACCCATCTAAAAGAAATTTAATTAAATTTTCTTTTGTTCCTCTTACTCTTAAATCACCAGCGCACCAATTAGGCATTTTTTATTTCCTCCACTTTTCTTTTTAGTAATCAAATAACACTTCACATGAGATATATAATTTCTAAAATTCCTCATCTTTCGGCATTTCGAACACCGTTTGTTCATCGTATACATTACTTTGTATTTCGCTCTGAATATAATCCAGTACTTCTAAAGCTTTTTCTTTGGTTGAATATTCGCCTAATTCCTGTTCGTATCTATCATAGTGCCCGTGAATTGAGTAATAAATGCACCCATCGATATCGCCTTTACAAATTCTAAACGAATTAACGTTTGCTAATATATAATTGTTCTGTGTTCTAATCCACATCTTAGTACCCTTTTGCTAATCTTTCTTTATTGATCTCATTCTTACGAATATATTCTTTATAAATTTTTTCTAATGAAAATCCCATGTGCAATCCAAGTGCAATTACGTAAGCTAATACATCGTCATCTTCTACACTACCAAGTACTCTGCTATACACATAAGCTTGTCCAAGCTCTGAATCAAACTTTAGTGTCTTATAGTTATATTCAATGTCCTCATTTTGATAACGACAATCACCATAAGTAATTTCAAACATTAACGCAAAATGAAGTACATCTACATATTCTTCAAATACTTTAGCTACATCTACAGGCTCTTGTGTAAATTTCCACCAACACCAATCAGCTTTTTGAGCATGCATCAATTCGCCTAATTCATCAAATAATGCCCTTTCTAATTGTTGTCTAGAAACACTTGTAACATTGTGTTTCTTAAACACTTCTGCATCATATTTCTTTTGTCTTTCCAACATATCTTCAATCATTTCTGTACTTGTCATTTCTATCCTCCTACATTTGGGCAAATACAATCCCAGTTATAATCATCGAATTTAACTTCTTCATCCTTGGTGATTTCTCCATCAATAATTTCAATGATTTGGTTAAAGCACATTCCACATTCAAATGCATGAATTCTCATATCAACTCCATATTGCTTACAAGAATTTAATAGTTCTTCCGAACTAATACCCCATGCGAATTCTGCTTCAAGTCCAATTGCGATTTTTCCTTCATCGTTCCAATCACAAATAAATTCATCTAAGTCAAGAATAAATCCTCTGCGAGTTCCTTTAATCCAGCATCTTTCGCATTTTATGCGACCATAATCGTCAATTTTTAACGTTTCTTTTTCACTTCCAAAATATGTAACAGGTTGTAATCCTTCTAAAACAAATTTTGTTAAATTCTCTTTTGTACCCCTCACTCTTAAGGTACCAGCACACCAATTAGGCATTTTTTATTTCCTCCACTGTTCTTCTTTTCTTCTTTGCAATTTCTTCTGATGTTTTTTCTCTTAAAATGCTTGCTTTCTCAACTGAGAATCCCAATTCAATAAGTCCATATTTAAATAAATGATTTAATTCTGCTATATCATTTTCTTTACTTGAATTAACTGATGATTCTTCAATATTAGCAATCGTTCTGAAAATGTATGTAATCCGCTTTTTCATTTATTCTTCCTTCAAAACAAATTGTTTAATAAATCTTCGTGCATATTGTGGATGAATCATACTCCTTTGCGTTTGCACACTGTATTCACCTTTTTTGACCTTTGAAACAACTTTCTTAGGCACATATTCAATAGGCTCAAAATCTAAGTTGTTTTGTACTTTACAATTAATAAACCAATATTGTGTTGGCTTTTCAAAATAATCTCCATCCATTCTTCTATTTTTATCAATCATAGAAGGCTTTATACACCAATAACTTGTTAAGTAATGAGGTTGCGTATATGGATTTTCAATAATCATCTGCAATCCTCTTTTTTCTGCTACAACAACTAACATACTGATTAATTCGTATAATTCATGTAGTTCATCATGCAGCTTCATGCTATATTCTAATTTCTTTATATCATCCCAATTTTTCTGTTGCTGGGCCTGTCCTCTAAACCAAAGAGGAACTTTTGCTTCAAACCTTGTACAAGGAAAGAAAGCAATGATTAAATCGTCTTTCTTTATTCTGTCAAATATGGAAGGCTCGTTATGATACCCCCCCTAATCTCTTTGAACAAATCAATAACATAATCAGTTTGATTGAACTCATTTTGAATATCGTAGTCATAAGCGTTGATTCCTAGCTTTCTGAACTCGTTCTTGAATGTTCCTGATTGTTCAAATAAACAATGTACTTTCATCTTTTTTACTCCTATTTAAAACAACGTTTCTTGTTCATACTTTTTATTGTTATATGTGAAAACATTCTTATTAATAGCTGTTTCTTTACTATGCATTCATTTGTACACGGTTCTAACATCATGTAATCCATTAGTCTATTTCACCTGTCGCTAAATATTCTTGCAAATTTCTATAAATGTTTTTTTCGTCGTTTTCAAACGCAACATTGCTTGCTAAATGACACGCTTTTCTTAAATAATCTAATTCTTCATCCGACATAACATATCCTTTAACAGATACCTTACAAACAACATTTCTCTTTTCTTCGGCAACAACTTCAGAATTGTTAACTTCTGTTCTTCTATGTTTTACATGATCTTTCCCGGTTAATAATCTATATAAACACTCTTTCCCGCCAAAGAAATCAAGATCTCTAGAATCAAATTCAATTGATCGTAGCTCTAAATCTTCATTAAAATACAGTGGGTTGCATTGCTTAAACTCACCATCCACATCAAATGCATCATATGGCTCTAAACCATGTTCTTGCATAAATTTTTCAATAACTTTCAGTTCAATCATTCTATTTCCTCCAATTCCAATTCTTCACATATTTTTACGATTATAAATCCATTCCTTGAATGCTTTATTTTTCCTTTTTTCTGTTTGGAACACATGGATCTAAATGTATTGATTGTTGTTTCTAAAAACGATGCACATTCATCTTCTGTTCCAATACAAGCAGGAAGATCATCCTTGTATATTCCATATATTTTTCGTGCCATCAGTTCAACCTGTAATTCTTTCCAGGCTCTTTCTCGATTTCAAAGAAGAAACCATTGCACTTTTCAACAATTCGGCCAACTACCGCTTCATTTATATCAATCATTTCCTGGCTTGTTCTTTCGCAAGATATGATCGTTTGCATGTTGTTGTTATAGCGATAATCAATCAAATCAAAGATTGCTTTATCATCCAATCGATTTGCACTAGATTTGAACAAATCATCTAGATACAAGATTTGAGCGTGTTTAGCACGTTCTAGAAGCGAATAATCAAAGTTGCTAATAGAATTGCTCAACTCAATATATCTGACGTACAGAACACGTTTATTTTGTTCTAACAACCAATTACTGATTCCAGAACATAGATGTGTTTTCCCACATCCGCTCTGTCCTAAAAACATCAACCAATTGCAAGGCATGTGTTCTGCAAAATTGTTTTTACAATCGGCAATGTAATTCACTGCCATTTTTTTGATTGCTTCCTGCCACGGATCAGATGCAACGAAATCATTGATTCGTTTGTTCAACAAATCTTTTAAACCACTGTTCTTTTTGTTCTTCTCAATCCACTCACTGCGATAGCTTGATAGTTTCTCACAATCATTTCTTTTTGAACAGAACACCTTTGTTGCAGCCACCAGGTATTTCCCGTCATAATACGCTGGCTTTTCCCAAATACCACATGCACCGGCTGCCATGCATTTGTCACAATTGCTTTGACAATGTTTACTTTTAAGATATTTCTCATTGTTCGCATCATTTTGTTTTTGGATTATTTCACTAACTGACTGCATTACATCTTCATTCCTTTCGTGATTACAAAATTATTTGTTTTTTGTTTAGGTGCTACACTGTTCAGATAAATTTCAAACTTAGATCCAAACAACGTGTCAGGTCTTAGATACTTGTTCATCTCTGTATCGTTTACCCATTCAGAAGCTTTAACATCAATCACAAGCTTAAAGTCTTCTAATCTGAATCCTTCATTCCATCTAGCATGAATCTTATCTCTAGCAATTCGATTACTGTGTTTGTAACGCTTTGAACATTTAGAATTCAAGTAGTCAATAATTTCAACATAAGGGATTGTTTCTGATGCTGATAAATCAGTGTCGTCGGAACTTTCTTTTATATTTCTTTTATTAACTGTGTTACTAACTGTGTATATAACTGTCTTAGATTGGTCATTTTTGACTATTCTACAATTGCCATTTTCGACCGTTCGATTAGTAACTTTTGACCAATCGATAGATAAAGCATTTTTTAACTTTTGTCCTACTTCTCCAAACGCATACCAAGTTGTATGATTCCATGGATTTTCGTTATAGTTTCCCTTAACTAACAAGTCCAGTTCAACCATTTTATTTAAGATTCTTTTTATCTTTTGAACATTCCAATAAGGGAACATTTTATGCAATCCTTCATATGTATTGAACGTCCAATATTTCCCATCCTGGAAGTTGTAATTATTCGCTTCGTTCTTGCTGATCCAAAAACAAAACATATCGAACATGATAGCTATTTCAACTCCATATTCATTCGCAATTTCTGCATCAAAACTGTGTTTCATTTCTTATCCTCAAAATAAAGATATTGTCTCTATTTTCTTTCTATTTCTTGTATTACTTTTAGGTAGAATCACGAGCTCATAAAGCCTTCCATCTACCTGATAAAAACGATATGCTGCACCCATACAAGAAACATTTTTTCTTTGTACAAGTGCAGCTGTTATTCCATATTCTTCAAACATATAAACTGCATCAGGAACTACCTGTAGAACCTCATATGATGCATTTTGAACCTGAATAACATCTCCTGTATTAACATTAGTAGCTTCTTTCATTTGTTTCTCCCGTCTTGTATAATTACCTCGAAAAGAGGTATATTTATGAAATTTAATAACGAAATCTTATATTTTATTTTCAAATCATGGCCGCATATAGTTTCAATTTGTTCAATATCTTTCGCTACATATGAATCAATTAAGTTAAGAAAGATCACTGCAAAAAGTGATGAAACTTTAGCCAAAATTCAATCATTTGCGCCAATAACTCAGATGCATTACAATCAATTGTTAGATATTTTTTCTGAATATTTAGATAAAGCTGCAAGATATAGTAAATCCGACAATGCTTCGCTTTTAAAAGAGTATCGAGCTGCTTATCTTAAATCTAGAATGTTAATTCCTAACAATGAACTTCATAACAAAATGGATGAAGTTAATACGTATTTGTTAGATCAAAAAAATTCTAATATTAAATCTGAATTAGAATTCACAAACATGCTCGCAGATATATCCGACTCATTCAGTTTATTTCTAGATCAAAGTGAAAGAAACAAATAACATAAGCTAAACGCACATGCATATCCAAAAAAGAAAAATTTAAATATTGTAGCAACAAATCTTTTCATTTCATTTTCTGCACCATCAGATTTAATTTCTATAAACTGAAGAACATACGCAATAACTATAGTTATCATCCATCCAATATAAACAACATTCTTTACATTCATTACATCACCTGCTTTCATAAGTATGTGATGCTTTTTTATCTTTTAACTTTTTTACCATTTCTTCTATTGGTTCTTGTATCAGGCTTAAATCATATTGATCCAAGATTTTTAAATCACATAGATACGTTATTAAATCGTACCAACTTCCTATTCTTGAAATCACTTCTAGTTCATCCATTGTTAAATCGAAACAATTGGATACAAGATAAGGAATATTGTCTGCATAATATGTAATACTATGAATTCCTTTATCTTCTTCGTTCAATTTCTCGTAGATTTCTTCTGTTTTTAAATCAATAAAAACCCTTCCAATTACATCAATCGGTTCTCTGTAACATTGTGGTTCATATTCCTCACACTTAGTTTTCTTTTTCCTAAAAAACATCTTTACCTACTTCCTTTTCGCATAACTCAATGATTCAAGATTCTGCTTTTTCATTTTCCGTGTTGTGCGAACATAGATTCTTGTAGTTTCTAAACTAGAATGGCCCAAAATGTCAGCTAGTTCTGCAATCGCATTTTCACCATTCTGCATCAAATACTGAATCGCAAACAAATGTCTGAATGCGTGAGGATGTACTTTACCAAGCTTAATCCCTCTGCATTTACCAGCGACCATTTTTAAGTCCCTGGATAACACACGAGCGTTTACAGGACTTTTCTTATCAGAAGATGTAAATATACACCCTTCTTCGATTTTGTTGTCCTTGCAGTATTTAAGGAGTTCTCGACGCAAGTCTGAACGTAGAATGATTCCTCGACCTTTTCCTTTGTTCATAACATACACATTGTCATCCGTTACTGCTTCTACAGTAAAAAACTGTAATTCGCTCAAACGAATGCCCGTATATCCAAACACCTTCATGATCTCGTATAAGTCCATACGATTGATTTCTCGGGCTTTTTTCAATAGCCTTTGAAATTCATTAGGCTCTAGAATATCATCCAAAGAATCGTCTTTCTGGACTCTTACGTTCTTCAATAAATTCTTTGAATAATATTTCTTTAACTTAAGAAAATTAAAATCATCATCAGAATCAATGATTTCTGCGTATTTAATAAATTTATTAATGATCACGATATAGTTGTTTACTGTACTGATTTTATAATCATGCAGCAGTTTATCTTTAACACTAACTATATTGCTCTTTTTTATTTCACCATCAGGCAATGAGTTAACAAACAAGATAGTTACATGTTTGTATTTACGAATGGTATTCTTACTTTTCTCATCCGCTGTTTCTTCTTCTATGAACCCGTCAATTTTTGTTTGTAACTCATCCTTAGTCATATTACTTAACTACCTGGATGATTGTTGTAGCCAACACCTTAGTAGATAAAAATACGCATACATTCAATGCAAGTAAAGCAATATTAATGAATGTACATGCAACTACATAATTCTTTGGCTTAGGTTTCAAATTAATGAGATACTTGTCATCTAACTTATTAATCTCATAATTATCGAAATCGGGAATCACCCAATTTTCTTTTTCTTCTTTTTTTGCCATTTTCATTACTCCTTTAATTTTCTGTGATATAATAATCATGTGGTTAATTTATGCAGGGCTGCTGCCCTAGCACTCTTGTCCAAGAGTGCTTTTTATTTGTTCCTTCCAAATGTCATTCAATGCGCTTCGGGTTTCAGGGAAGTATTCAACAAACAACGGAGTGGGAACTGCAAGAATCTTTCCAAGCATAGTGTCTCGATATGATCCTTCAAATATTTCACCCTTTTTATTTTTTTGTCTGCGTAGATTATGTAAAATCTTTCTAGCCTGCGTATCCTTTACAGGTAAAACAAGCATCACATCTCTTACAGTCACATATGCTTTCATTTTTCTTCGTTCTCCTTTCCTTCTGAGCCTTTTCTTTTGCTCTGAGTCAAAATACATGCGATAAAACCTCGATCATACTCGTTGATGTCATATCCCATCTTTTCGAGCGTATCCAAAGCTTCTTTAGTGACATTTTCCTCATCAGTCATTACATCCCTCCTTTTAAAATACTTTTTGTATGTTACACATACATTATAAGTATGCGTTGCATACTATGTCAACTTTAAATTATTCAAATAATTTGTTTTTTTGTATACTCGGCATACTTTTTAATGTATAATCACAGTGTAAGCAGTTAAGAGGTGAAAATCGTGGAAGAACATATAGGGTCGAGAATATATAAAATACGTAAACATTTTAATTTGAGTATGGAAAAATTCGGTAAACAAATAGGTATCTCAAAAGGTTCAATCAATAACATTGAAAAAGGAACTACCAATCCATCAAGCCAAACCATCAATTCTATATGCCGAGAATTCAACGTTGACTATGTATGGTTAACTGAAGGTATTGGAGACGATATGTTCATTTCTATACCTGATTCAAAAATAGATCAGCTAATCGAAGATTATGGATTAAAGCCAGAAGATAAATGGCTTGTGCGAGGATACCTTGAAGCACCGCCGGATATAAAGCAACAAGTTGCAGATTATTTGTGGTCAATTGTAAATAGAGAATTAGCTAAAAGAGAAAAAGAAAAGAACAACAAATAGGTTGTTCTTTTTTGGTTAGATTTATTGTATGATTAATATAGAAAATGGAAAGCGTTTACTTGACGTAAACAAAAGAGGGTTAAAAAAATGAAATTATTCAAAACTATTGGGATTGCTACGCTTGCACTATCCATGTGCACAGGATGTACAAGCTACAAAGAAAGAGTTAAAGCTGATAACCAAACAGAAGAAATCACCGACAGAGAATCAGATGATTTAAAAGCAAATTCTTTTGAAATTGGTGATTTTACTATATACTTACCTGAGTATTTTCAAAATGTCGTAAGTACAAAAGAAGGGCTATCATTCAGGGCGGATGAAGGATATCCTATTTTAACCATCACTTTAATGGATATGGAATTGAATAGTGAAGCAGCGGATGCCTTTATGGATGCTTTAAAAGACAGAGATGATTTCATGGAAGATACCGATACAAGTTATGGAATAAGAACATTAAAAAGAGCTGGTCGTACTGTATATTATTCAGAAACAACAGGAAATTTGACGTTAAATGATGATGACAGTGACAACGATACAAGCACACCGTCAAAATGCTTTATATATCTTTTATCAAATAACAATAAAACATCATTTATCAGTATGATATTAATTCAGCCTAACGAAGGATTGAAATACGATTACGAAAATGAATTTGATAATATTGTTGATAATGTAGTTGTTAACGATAAAAAAGAGGAAGAAGAACAAAGCAATACAAATTCAACCACTTCAAATTCTTCTTCAAACAATTCATCTTCTTCACCAACTACAACTACTCCAAGTACAAATTCAAATGCATCAACTCCATCTCCAACAACAGGAGAAAAAAATGCACTAAGAACTGCAAGAGAATATTTAAGTATTTCTGCATTCTCTTATTCAGGATTAATTCATCAACTAGAATATGAAGGTTACTCAACAGAAGAAGCCACTTATGCAGCTGATAACTGCAACGCAAACTGGAACGAGCAAGCAGCTAAATCAGCAAAAGAATATTTAGACATATCGTCATTCTCTCGACAAGGATTAATAGATCAATTGATTTATGAAGGTTATACACAAGAACAAGCAGAATATGGTGTAACTCAAAACGGATATTAAAAGAATAAGCTAGGGTAAATTCCCTAGCTTATATTTCTTCTTTGCCAACTACTTCATCAGACCAGATTTCTTCTTGCTTAGTTTAGCCTTTATAACATTCAAATCTTTCTGCAATTGAGATTCTCTTTTTTTTCTTCCGTTTGGTATTATTCCTTTAAATTTGCGCGTAATTACCTATAGGTATTTGTGTTATTCATTCTTTGATGATAACAACAATCTTTGTGCATGATTGTACAGAATTTGCAGATCATCCACGTTAAGCTTTTCTGCCAGGATAATTAATTTCCTTATCCATAAATTCCTTTCCATAAGATCATCCCTTTCCATTCATTTTCTATGAATAAAAAGGAAAACGTTTTCCTTATTCTAATATAATAAGTCTTAAATTTTATATGTCAATGCATGTTTTGCATTAAATTGTACAAACATGATACTAAAATGTGCAAGTGGTTATATATCACATTGCCAGGCTCGGATTTTTTTCGGGGGGTAGAATTTTCAATTTACTTTTGATTATATTTTTAACAACCAAATAATTTTATAAATTTCTATTAATATTTTTGTGAGTACCCATCTGATGACCCATTCAATAAGTAGACATAATTAATGTCAATATAAGTAATAGTATAGCATTAT